GTTTGTTCATGGACATCGGGACAGGCAAAAGCTGGACGGGAATTGCCATGATGGGCAAGCGATGGTGTGCCGGAAAGTCGGATTATGTGTTGTTGGTCGCCAAGAACGGTGTTCACACCCAATGGGTAACGGAGCAGCTTCCGAAGCACATGTCGGAGGTTGTGCCTTGGAAGGCTTGGGTTTGGGGCAAAACGAAAAAGGCTGAAGCGGAATTCGAGCAGATGATGAAGTTCGACGGCCTCAAGATTTTCGCAATCAATATTGATGCGCTGATCACGGTTGCGGCAGAGCAGAAGATCATGCGGTTTTTGAAAGCAGCGAGCGGCCACGCGACAATGATTGTTGATGAGTCTCAGGATATCAAAAACATTTCTGCTGGCCGCACCAAGGCCGCAATCAAATATGGCAATTTGTGCAAATACCGCATGATCATGACAGGCACTCCGATTGCGAAGAACCTCGTGGATGCGTTCAGCCAATTCAAATTCCTTGATGAAAACATTTTTGGTCACCGCTACGTGACGACTTTCCGTTCGAGGTATTGCCAGTTGCGCGACAATGGGTTCGGCCTCGAAATCATTGGTCACAAAAACGTCGAGGAGTTCTACCGCAAAATCGATCCCCACATTTTCCGGATCAATGCCGATGAAGTGCTCGATTTGCCACCAAAGGTTTATGTCACGCAACCGTTCGTTTTGTCGGATGAACAAAAACGGCTGATGAAAGATCTGCGTCAAAACTTCATGGCCTCGGTTGGTTCCGGCGCGAAAATATCCGTGCCGAACGCCGCCGCGCTCGTGACGAGGATGCAGCAGATTTCCTGCGGTTTTGTGGTGGATGAGGAAGGGCATGTGCGCGAGCTCCCGAACCCAAGGATGGAGGAGTTGGTGAATGTGCTGGAACAGCGCGAGGGAAAGGCCATCATCTGGTGCAGGTTCAACGAGGACATTCGTCGGGTGATGAAAAAGCTCGGCGACAAAACGGTCGATTATTACGGTGAAACGAGTCCCAAGGCTCGCCAGCAAAACCTCGACCTGTTTTTGAATGCGAACTCATCGGTGCGATACCTCGTTGCCTCTCCCGAGGCTGCGGGAACGGGTTTGAACCTTCAGGGCATTTGCCGGACGAATGTTTATTATTCGAACAGCTTCAATTCCATCGCTCGGTGGCAGTCCGAGGGAAGGACGTGGCGCGATGGCACGACAGGTTCGGTGGTTTATATTGACCTCGTGGCGAAGGGTTCTTGGGACTCGAGGATTTTGCAGAACCTGAAAGATAAAAAGTCAATTTCCGACCTTGCGTTGGATGAATACCGCAAACTGATTGCAATGGAGGACAACGATGAGATTTTCTAAAAGAGAGCAAATAATTTTGGATTTTATGATGGCATCACCAACAACGGAATTCCCGCTCGATGACTTGACAGAATATGTCACCAAACGAATGAACAAAGAACCAAAGAATTTTCGACAATCCTTGCTTGTTTCAATTCACAAACTGAAAAGCAAACTGTCGGTTTACGGAATCGATCTGGTGAATGTTTCACCGCTCGGTCGTGGGAACAAAGCGACTTATAAAATAAGTGCTCGAATTGCCACGTTGGTATATTAATTCAAAAAACAGAGGAGCTAAAATGGAAAATCTATCAACACTTGCAAAAACGAAACAATGGGTAAGATCACTTCCGATCGGCTTGAGCATGAACCTTCATACGCTCATCGCTCAATTTCCCAATGAGCCAGAGGGAAATCTTTCTGCTGCTCTTTCACATTTGAAATCGGATGGCTGCTTGCTTTTGAACCCAGTCAAAATTTTGTCGTCAAAATCTCCGAACGCCTCGCAAAGTTGGGTTCATAACTACACCCTGATCTCTTTTCCGGATCAAATCAACGTCCGGCAAAAGCCAGTCGTCAAGTCGGAGCCAGAGCCTGTGAAATCTCAAAAACAGTTCCGGAAAGCATTTGCGTGCAATCCGAGCGACAGGTTCGATCTCCCGAAACTGCATTCCCTTGCGGATGACACAGTTTACCTCTGCGATGCACCTGTCAGGGATTGGATGAGCGTTGAAGAGCGCAAAATTCGCTATGAGTGGCAGATGGCGAAAAGGCTGAAAGATTTTGATCCAGAAACAGACATCATTGTTGTTTTCGGGGATACGATCGTTTTCGGGATGACGCTTTTCTACCTCGGGGAATTTTACGAAAAAATCAACGTCGCTCGTTGGTCTAGCAAGGCAAATGATTATATCATTCACGCGCTCGACCAATCGTTCTTTGAATAAATAAAAAAGGGCCGGAGAACTTGCGCTCGATCCGGCCCAGTTATCAGGCTTCCGTGGGAGGTTCGGAAGCCTGATTTTCCTGTTTCAATGTAGCTTTTTCAACTTGAGGTGTTGCCTGTTTCCGGATTTCTGTCACCAAATCAGCAACGTCTGCATAAGCTCCCCTTGCGAGGTGCGCAAGAATGTTGTTCACCTGCGCAACCGTCAACGTCAAATCAATTTCAACTTTGTCCATGATATCCCCTCAGATATGTTTATTGGCGACAGCCAATGCTTTTGCCACAGTCGCATCGTCAAGGTTCAGCAATGACGATGTGTCCTGACTTTGCTCTTTTTTTATTTTGTCGGCAAGGGCCATCAGTGCGGATGCATTTTTTCTTGGGTCTTTCACCATGGTGCGTCCGCCAGTTGCGCGACCTTCGCGCTCTTGTTGAGCATCATATTCTTCAACACCACTTTCCGCCGCAGTGATGCGTTTCCATGTTGCCTCGGCGAGGGCTTGAGCTTCCGGCACGTCTTTTATTAATTTTGCCAATTGCTCTGTCACAGCAGGGTTTGTTGATGTGAACATTGGAATCATTCGGTCCGCCATTGCTTTCAATCTCGCCTGAGATATTTTTTTCCCAGCATATGTTCCGACAGCAGCCATTGCTCCTGGAACCATCAGCTCAGGTTTGAAAAAAGAAAGCTGGAAAACATCGCCCAAAGCATCATTCACGATTGACCCGATCCCTGCCAACGCAGCAATCCCAGCAGCAGCCGGACCTGCTTTTTGCATTGCTGTTGGAGCACGTTGGATCGGAGCCGTCATTTCTTTCGCTTTGTTCCGCAAACCTTCTGCCAAAAGATTGCTCGACAATGCATCGAATTTTTCATCCCCCAAAAACAATCGGCCTGTGTCTTTAAAATTTTGATCTTTTTGAAGTCGGGTTACGATGCCGTCCAATTTTCCGGATTGAATATCATCATTCAGCCCACTCAACCAACCTTGACGAATGCCTTCTTGCTCTATTTTTGGAGCAGAGCGAAATGCGTTTGCGGCTTGAGTTCGGTTGATCAGGTTTTTGCTGTCTTTATAAGCATTGTAACCCGCCATCGGAGACTCCGCCGCTCCAAATGCTTCCGAGGCAAAAGACCTTGCCGCACCATATTCCGGAACAATTGGATCGAGACCTTTCAGCAAACTGTCTTTTATTCTCATTGCATCGGCGAGGTCCGCATCGCTTCCATCGCGGATTGACTTCGAAATGGTTTGATCAACTCTCCGTTTCACCAAATCCCAAAACGGAAGATTTCCAGCAACTTCTTGACCTGTATTCGGATCGAAATACGGAACTTTTACGTAGTCTGGGTCGCTGATTGATTTACCAACGTTTCGATTTGCCGCAGTTGTTGCCGCTTCATCGAAAGCCGTTTTGAACGCAGGAGCTGCAATCAACGTCGAATCAAAGCTCGACGCAGGAATATTTTGCGCCGCTGGACTGCTTCGCGCAAGATTGTAAACACGGTCAATCTCGCCTTTATTTTCAGCCGCAATTCTTGCTGAAATATCAACAGGATTCAAACTTGGTTTGAAAGTTGTTGCAGGAGATGGGCCGAAGCTCGGCGAAATTTTTGCCCCTTGAGGAGTTTCAATCAACCCTTCCATCATTCCTTGAATTCTCGACTGAGAGTCAACGAAAGGCTGTGGCTCCGCAATTGTTGCGATCCTTCGATTGTATTCTCCGACAGCTCCGCTTCGGTCGGAAATTCCTGCAAATTCTTCAAGAGCTTTTCTTGTTCCTGGGTCTGCGACGTCTGCGAACGAGATTGGAACACCTAATTTTTGAGCAGCGATAATCTGCTCGGGAGTGTATTTAATTTTCCCTTGATCGTAAGCCTCTCTCAAAATCGAAGCGAGCTGATCTGCGCCACGAGTTTCTGCACCTCTGAGAAATTTCCCAGCCGCATTTGTTGCACCCATTCCTGCCAATTCTAATGCAGCTTTCGCATAAGGCGTCTCCGGAGCATCGGGCCTTGCCGACGCATAGCTCTCCCCAAGTGCTCCTCCTGCCAAACCTTCCAAAGCTCTTCTGCCTGTGCCGGAGGCTCCCCCGACCGGAGAAGCAACCGTTCCCGCAAAACCCGCAATTCGACCAGCAGCTTCGCCTTCCGGTGTTTCCGGCTGACGGGTCAAGAACTCGCCAACCGGATATCCCGCAACCGTCATCGGCTTCATGCCTTCGCGAATATCTTCGGAAGTCGGATATCTCGCTGGCTGTTCAAGCCTTTTGGAGGTTCGAGCAAGCTCTTGCTCTCTCGGGGAAAGGCGATCCATCATCTCCTTGGATTCAGTTTCGTATTTCTTTTGCATGGTTTCGATAGGATTTGGCTGCCCTGTCACATAACCGTAAGCCTTCCCTGCTTGCCGAGCGAGAAATGGTCCGACCTCTGGCGCAATTTTTTGCACGTCGCCCAAAAACCCAAGCGTCGACGCACCCATTTCCCTCGGGAATGCAGATGCCGCAGAAAGCCCAATGTCTCGAAAATTCGGAGGAGGTGTTGGCGTGAACCCTTCATCCTTCATCAAAGGGGCCGTCGAAACAAAAGACGGAATTTTGGGCTGCTCTCCGCCTTTCAATCCGTGTTTCGGACGATCGAACCCAAGGCTTTCCGGCAAAACAAATTCATCAACCATTTCACTCTCCCTTGATGCCGAAGTATTTCAAAATGCCTTTTCCGAATTCAGCTTCGATCTGTTGGCGAACTTCAGGACTCAGCGTATCTCCGTATCTCATAATAAGGCTCATATAATTCATTGGCCGTCCGCTCTCAGGGTCATTAATTGGGGTCGGGTTGCCTCGAGCGTCTTTAACTTCAGGATTCGTAACCACCGTATTAAACATTTCTTCCATTGCTCTACGGTCGTTAAGATATTTTTCATCCGTGTTTTTAGCAAAATTATCTGCCCAGTTCACTCCAGGAAGATCAGGAATTCGATCTGCCATCGCTACGTTTCCTGGGCCAAGTTTTGCTGCAGCCTCGTCTCGAATGGCTTGATAATAATCGGCCAGATCATTTTGCCTTTGCGTATCAACCAAAACATCGGCAAGGTTTTTACCAATTGCTTCTGTCGATTGGTTCATTTGAGGAAGCATTTTGCGAGTTGAATTGACTGCGTCCGAAGCAGCATATTGCCCCTTACCTCTCAATTCATCTGCAAGTCTTTCAATGTTTTTATCAATCGAACCAACGGTTTTTATGTCTGCTTCGTTAACAAATGGGTCTGTTCCCAATGTTGCAGCGATTGAATTTAAACTTTCAGCAATTTTCCTTGAATATGGATTGAGAACTCCAGGAGTCAAAAGAGAGGCTTCTCTTGGAAGGGAGGCAAACTCTCCGGCCAAAGTTCGCAAAATTGGTTGAATTTGCAAATTGGCTGCTTGAATTGCTTTCGCATCTTCAAATTTTTTCGGAGCACTCGCGAGAGAAGCTGTCGTTTGGCCAGTTATTGTTTCTTGAACAGATTTGTCGATAAGAGACCTGTCTGTTTCACTAAGCATTGAACCTGTTGTCATTGCCGGAGGAGCTTCTGCTGGAGGAGCTTCTGCCGCCGCCAAACCACTGCCCGATGGAGGAGTAAGCTCCGTTTTTACAATGTCCGAAGTTGGTGGCTTTTCTTGAACGATGTCCGTTCTGTCTGGGCCAGCTGAAGGAACCAATCCCGTTGGGGTTTTAGCATCCATTGTTTTTTCAGTTGTTGCGCCGAGCCCCGCCGATTTCGCAAATGCGTTTTTGTTTTCACCTGGAGCAAAAGGAGCAAGTTTTAATCGATATAAATTTGGGTTTGATTTATAAACACCAAGCGGAATTAATTGATATCCTTCTGGTGTTGCAATTCTCATCATTGGTCCTGCGCTTGTTTCAACAACAGCCGAGTTAATCATCGTTGCGTCAGTCAATTCAGTTTCGGCTTCCGTCCTTCCGATGTCAGCACGAGTTTTCTGCTGCCCCATATAAGCTGCCGCGCCACCCGCAAGTCCTTCGCCCAAAGCAGGAAGCAAATATGGACTACGCGAGGAAAGCATTGATCCGAGACCCGCAAGTGCCGGAACAACGTATTTCTCTTGCAGAAGGTCTTCCATAAATCCCTTGTTGGATTTTTCTCCAGGAACATTGAAATCTCCAGCCGTGACTGCTTTTTCCGCCGGAAGATCCGCACGAGCTTCTCTAGGCTCCGTTGGACGGCCTAATGCTTCGTTGAATTTCTGTACATACTGTGAATTTGTTGTGCCGAGAATGTCCGCAACATTCCCTGCTTCGGAACGTGGCTTGCCTGTGAACCAAACAGATGCCGCATCCTCTGGGGTGCCATATTTATTCAATGCTTTCCCAAAATGATGCCGCGCAACTTTTTCTTGCGCATCTGTGTTGGCGAGATATTCGTCAGGCGTCATTTTTTGACCCAACGCCTCTTCCGTCCATGAAGGAATATTGGCCCCCATGACTTGATATTTTCCGTAAGCTCGGTCGCCTGTTTTTGTCAATGGGCCAAGAGCCGCATACGGATTTTTCTGTCCGCCGCTTTCCGTTTTCGCAATCGCTCCCAAATAACGACCCAGCTCATCTTCTGGCGCACCGCCTTCTTGATATTCAGCACGACCGCCGTTCTTCATAAACCCAGAAGCGAGCTTCGCCATGTCCATGATGGCTTTCATCGTTGGGTCTTGCATGGCTCCAGGAAGATGCTTTTGCTCAGGCATTTTGAATTTGGACGATTCATCCGGAATGTCGAGCTTTTTCGGATCCTCATCCATGTCGTAAGGCATACCTCCCGAAGCATACCCAACGAGTCCACCACGAGCCTCTGTCTCTGGCTTTTTCGTTTCTTCATCTTTTGGCAGTCTCGATTTAATCGACTCCAAAATTTGACGCGCAAGGCCGCTCTCGCCAGTTTTCTCGTTGGTTGAAAACATCTTTGAAATGGTTTCGCCAGTGTTCGCCGCATTCATCGCTTGCGACATTCCGCTTTCCAATGGCGCAGGAGGAGGGGATCCAACCATGAGCCTTCCGACAGGCAAGCTCGCCTCCGGAACACGACCGTGCTTTCCGACGCCTCCGGACAATCCGCGAGCGGTCGGAACATGGCTGCGTTCACCGCCGTCGAAGAACCCTTGCTGACGGGCGATGATGTTTTGAATGGAGTATGGGTCGTAAGGATCGTAAGCTCCGCCTCCTGCGGCGAACCCTTGGCCCATGCTCTGCAGCCCGACAGCTCCGCCTTCGGAAGCCATGCCGCCATCCTCGAAGTGCCCACGCTTGGCAGCGTCTTTTGTTGCGGCATCGTAGTCAACAGTTTTGTAACCCTTTGCCAAACCAACCGCTTCAGGGTGATGCTTCTCGACGTTCTGAGCGGACAAGCCGATCTGCTTCGGGCCGTCCTCGCCTTTGTAACGAAACTTGATGATGTCCTGACCGTCGAACGTTTTGCCGATCTTTTCAATGTCATCCTTGAGACGCTCATCCGAGAAAAACGGCATAGGCTGAGTCGTGGTTGTGCTTGAGCCGGACAATGCGCCTGTGCCCATTGCGATGTTCGCAAGGAACTGAGCGACTTGATATGGGTATGCCTGTTCCTGCAGGAACTGATTGTACTGGGCGGTTTTTCCAGCCTGTTCGGTTTGCTGACCAAGGGTTCCCGCGCCGATCTGCGCCTGAGCTCCCTGCAGCCCTGCTTGCTGTCCTGCAAGGGCTGTCTGGCCACGCTGGCCGAGGCCTGTCATATAATTTTGCGCAGCGTTCTGGAACCCTTGCGATTGCATGCCACCGATCGTCTGACCCAAGGCAAGGTTTTGCTGGTTCATGAGGTTGCCCAAACCAATGTTCGCTCGGTCGCCACCGAACGCGCCTTGGCCGATTGCGGAGCCTTTCATTTGGGCTTGCTGTTGACCCGCAACATTTTGCATTTGAGCAGTGGTCGCGCCAACAGCACTTTGAAGGTAGGGATTCATGTAGCCCTGAACACCCTGAGAAAAGCCCTCGGGAGTGTAGCCTTGCTGCACCTGATTCAAAACAGGTTGCGCAGCATTGGCATACTGGTTCATCCCAGCCTGACCTGTTCTTTGCTGTTGGTTCAACTGCGCAACAAAAGCGTCCGGCGTTGTGCCGTATTGCTGAAAAGGTTTTGCGGCAACGTCCTCAGCACGAGTGTTCACAGCATTGTAACGCGCCATGACCTCGGGAGGAATTTTGGTTGTTGAACTCGTGGTTCCGGTTTTCCCGCCCATGTCAATGCTCCGTCGCGTTTTCAGGTTGAGCTTCGTCTGCCCATTCACCTGTCTTCTTGCCATAAATCCAATAAGCACCCGACTGTGGGCCAAATTGCCGCTCGTAAAGTCGAACCTTGCCCTCGGCCCTCTGCGAACTCAAAATCCCGATCACCAATGGAAGTTGCAAAACTTCCGCCGCCTGTTTCGCGAATTCACAAAGTTTCCTTGCCCGACCGCCTTTTGCACTTCGGTAATCAGGATGAACGAAAATCGCACGTTCGACAATCGTTAAATCATCCGAATACCACAAAGATTCAGTCCGCAACAAAATTGCAGCCTCGAATTGTTCTCCAGCTTTGCCAATGATCCCGACAATGCCATGCTCCCTCGTCAACCCAGCCCAAAGCTCTCCCAGCAATTTCATTGGGTTCGGGTTCGTCAAACCATTTTCTTCGCACGCTGCCAAAGCGAGCTTCATCATGCCGTCAATGTCTTCAGGTGTTCCGACGCGAACGTTCAATTCGTTGTCCATGATCAATCTTTCTTTGGCCCAGGAAGTTTTCTCAGCGTGTGGATCGTTTTTTGGCGGTAGCTTTTGACGAACTCATCCAAACTGGCATGACCGTGATCCATGTCGCCGCCGCCAAGTTTGAGAACATCTTTCGGAGAAATGACATACTCTCCTCCGGCTGCCACGATCTCAACAGGGGCCGCTCCACCCGCCGCCCTCGCACCGTAGGGTTTGCCCTCGGAGTAGGGTTGTTCGGCAGAGTCATATGGCTGCTTTTCATTCACCATGTAGGGCTGAGAGGAAAACATTTTTCTGGCGACTTTGAAACCAGCCATTGTGTTGCCTTCGCCCATGGCCGAAATGATGTCGGCAGGGATGACGTACGAGCCTGAAGCAACGTTCATCGGCAGGTGATCCGTGCGTCCGGCGACCGGAGAATGGATTGGGCCTTCATGCACTTTATTCATCATAAACTTCGGATCGGATTTTGTGTATGACATATCGCCTTTGTCGTAGGACATGTCGGCAAACGGCCCACCCTCCGCTTTCGCTGGACGAACTGTTTTTGCGGCTGCTTTGAACGCGCCAGCGGTCGGTGCACCTTTCGCGTTCGGCTTCCGCATGCGCTCTTTTGAACCACGAGCGATGCGCTCGCGCTTGGCGTGAATGTTGGCATACAACCCACCGCCCATGGCCTTTGTGTTCCGAGCAGTGTTTAACGCCGCCGCAATGGATTGATCCTGCGAATGGCCAGAGTGCATCATCTCCGAGATATTTGAGCTGACTGTTTTTTGGGAAGAGCCTTTTTTCAACGGCATAACGACCTCACGTATAAGTGACAGAAGCAACCTGTCCTGTTCCAGTGGTGATGACAAGGCCGTCTGCGAACGGGACTTGAACTTGAAACACGCCAACTGTGTTGGGGACGATGTAAATCCGCAAGTCTGTCAGCGAGTTGGTGTTGGAAGAATCGTAGACGGTTCCAGTTGTGGTTCCCGCTACAATAACAGAAACGTTGGCAAACCAACCGCTGCCAACTTTAACTTGTCGAGTCGTTGCTGCCGCAATTTCTTTCGTGTTGTTTGTTCCAGCGAACTTGGCGAGTGCGCTTGGATATTCGCCAATTGCAATGACGCCGTTTTTCTGGGTGGTGAGGATATCGTCAAGACTTGCCATCAGAATTTCCCATCAAGTTGAGCACGGTAACGCAGTGCGCCAATCCGGAAAAATGTCCCGTTCAACGCAACACCATTTGCGTTCGCTGTGGAGCATGAAATACGCAATAAACGGTTTCGGATCCGAACACTCAAATACTGCGTGGTTGAATTCATTTCGTATGGGCCATATTGGGTAGGAACATCTCCTGGATAATCCGCCCCATAAAAAGTTAAATACACGGTCGCTGAAGTTGCGGAACCAGTCGATTGTTGCTCGGTCGTTTGCCATTTGAAATCAGGCCAAATTTGATCAATGAAGATCAAGTTGTCCGCATCGTTCAACTGCATGTAACCCGTTCCAAATGACGACACCATTGGCGAAAAGCCAGCATCATATCCGATTTCATGTTGCCAAATGTAGCCATCGCTGTCCGCGCCGAGCGGTGGCCCAAGGACGGATTGATCGCACCACGCAACACGATCCAATGTGCCGTAATCCCATGCTTGGGTGAGGGTGTTATATTTAACGTATGAGTCGTTATACGTTGAATTCGTTGATGGGTAATACCACATCACTTCGTCAAAAATAGAGTTTGTGCCACACTGGATCAGGTCGCTATAAGGGTAGCCGTTTGGGTCCAAACTGGTGTTCAAGTTTTGGAATACTTGATCCCAAACAGGACAGGCCATGTCTTGGGGGCCGCCTTCGGCCAAAACGTTGAACCCTCCAGGAGACATCCAATATGTTGCTCTCCCAAGAATGCCAACTGCCTTTTGCGCAATCAATCCAACACCGTCCGCGAGCTTGTTGAACCCGAACACATTTGGGTAGCCAATGTATTGCATAGACCAAAGAGCAAGGTCGGTCCAAATCAAAGCCTGTTGTGAAGCCTGAATTCCGCCAACAATCTTGCTTCCTTCCGCGAGGCGGAAAGAACCAGCTTGGTTATTCGCCGAGGCTTGCCAAACGGTTGCGTCTCCGGCCTCCGACCACCGGATCAACAATGGATCCTGAATGCCTGTCACTGTTGAACCGTAAGCCACAACCTGTCGAGATGGCATCGCAATAAAATGCCCTGTGTTTGCCGTTGGAGCGGTCTCCAACAAAAACATTGTTGTTGTGTTGGAGGTTGGAGACCAATAGTAAATTTCACCGTTTTGAACATTCGCAGTGAGAATTTCACCAAAGTTGTTAATTGTCCAATTGGTTGTCGTCACTGTCGGAGCAGAAGGATAACCAATTTTAATTCCCGCCCCATACCCTCCTTCGCCATATCCGCCTGAACCATAACCCAAGGCGGCAAAAGATGATGGAATATTATAATAATAAGTAAATTGCGCACTACCCAAATTCATTAAAAACGCAGTGCTACTTGTCGCGGCAGACGAAGCTGTTATCTGATACTGAGTAGAACTTATGTATGTCGTAAAATAATTGCCAAAAATTGTTACACCCGCAGAAGTCGTTGACGTGAGAAACGTTGCTGTGAAACCGTCCTGATATGGGTGATTGGCTTGAGTTACAACAATTGTTGAAAACCCTGAATCAGGGTCGAACTCCGGAAGCGTTGAAATGCTTGTTGTTGAAGTCGCGGCAATCCCGACATCAATCGTATAAACATTAAAATACAAACTTGCAGTATAAGTTTGAATTGAATAAATTCCGCTCACGATCAAATTTGATATGCTGATTGGCGTTTTTATCCAAGAAGAAAACCCGTCTCTTAATTGGTTTGGAGTGTAAACCGTACCTGTCCCTGTCGTTGTCGTGTTGACAAGGGTGAGGGTGCCGCTCGCAAAAGTCGTTGTCGAAATATTGAACGTTGTGGCAGTCAACGGTTGAGCGTAATAAGTCGTGCCTTGCGTGACTCCCGTCGGGAGCGACGTGCCATAAAACACTAAACTTGTGTCGAGCGTTGGCGCAACGGCAGCTGTGACCACCGTTGGCGACCCATTGGTGAATGAAACAGACTGAACACCCAATCCAGTGTCGTAAATGGTGACGATTGATGACCCGCTCGTGGTCGAGGCAAGCGGAACGGTCACCGTATGAACGCCGCTTCCGGCTGTGGTTGTTGCGATGCCAGTTCCGCCAACCGAGGTTGCTATTCCAAAAGTGTTCGCTGTTGGGGTTGGTGAGCTTGACGCAACGTAATAAACTGTTCCTACCACGAGCGGAGAAGGCAAAGTCCCTGTCGTGGAAAATACGATTGGAGTTCCTGGTGGGTAGGAACTTCCTGTCGCGGTCACCACTGCCGGAGTCGCGTTTGTTATTGTTACGTCGTATGTGCTTTTCGGAGAATTAGAAGTTGTTTTTTGAGGAGTAATAACGTTTTCGTTTCTGCTCACTTCATCAATAACCGAAATACTATCCTCTGCTCCAACAGCAAGAGCTGCATCCCCGACCAAATTTTGCCAAGGGTGAATGTCCATAATAGTGCCTGTAATTGGCCCTTGAGTCGCCCAATCGACCCAACCGCCCATTTTTTGAACAAGGCCCATGCCTGATCTGTCCGGAACGAAACGAATAAGCTGAGACTCTGAAAACGCCGCCTCGTTCAAGGCAAGTGTCTTGTAGGTATCAATACCAGGTATCAGCTTCATCGTTGCGTGAGGCATGGGAGGTTACCTCGTTGGTGAAGCGACAGGGGATGGTGAATAGGCTGTCCAAGCTGCCGCCTCAAACTTCTTGCGGTTTTCCTCAACCAACGCGCTTGCCTTGAGGGCTTGATATTGGCTTTCATAACTTTGAGCCATTTGAGGATCGTCGGACTGTCGGCCAAAGTTGCGCTGATAAGCGGAGATGTAAATCATTGACGCCATGATAAACAAATCCGGCAGATAAACGCTGATGAACGTTGTCGAGTTTGCGGCAGATAAAGGAGTCGATCGAACTGTGCCTGTCAGCCGAACAACATAAGAATCGTCCGGTATTGGGCCAACGAAAATATTTTGCGAAGTCAAACCAGTTGTTGCGCTATCCCCGCCATAAACAGCAAAATATTTTGGCACACCTGCTGTCGAGCCGTTGGCATACACATTTTGAATGTATTCTTTTCCAATCGGCAGAAGAGGAGAAGAAGTTCCATTGGTGATAACTTCAAATGTCTGCAAAGAAACGAACGACGATGTTGGGATCGTCAATATGTTGTTGCCGGAAGTGAACGAATAAGACGAATTGCTGATCTGCGTCGAAAGAAAATCCAAATCGCGTTGCATCCGCAATTCAGCGTAATCAATCATCGACGGGACAATGGTGAGGTAATTTACGTCGGTCGATTGCACGACCGCCATCGTGGCGATCTGTTCAACGTAGGTTGCGTATGTTAATCCGACCATGTCACCCTACCATTGAAGTCGATGCCGATTTAACTTCTGCAACTCTCCGGCCCCACCCCTTGCCGAACGTTTCCCAAGTCGGAAGACTCTGCAAAAACTGCAATCTATTATCGTTGATTTTTTGCAATAAGGAAAGGGGATCTTGTGAATTAACTAAAGAGAGGGTCGCAGGTCCGATAACCCCATCAGCATGAGCACCACAAGCTGTCTGAAGATACTTGCTGGCACGAGCAGGACCACTATTAATAGCAAGATCAAAAACAGAAAAGTCCACCCCAAACGGGAGGTCGTCGCAGCGGCACTTGTCCCAGTACCGCGCTTTGTAGAGGGGAGCGACGTCTGCGATTTTGAGGGCTTTGATGTCATCTTTCGTTACCTCGTGGCCTAGCCATTCTTCCCAAACCTTTTTCGTGCAGCCAAGGTTCGTGGCTCCACCAGGATCTTTCGGGTGATCGACGTACCCACCTTCATGTTTCAACACAAGAGCTAAACACTGTTCAAAATTGCCTTTCATGACTCACTCCTTGGGTGTTGAATTGTAAATCATCTGGTCTTTTTTCTGCGACCCAGACGACGAACCGAAATAGAAAGCAATGATTCCGCCCCAAGCCGTTTGCAACGCGCCAAGAAGCAGAAGCAATGCCTCGTTGCCAGAAGTCGGCAAACCATAAACAAGCATATAAATCAGAATGGCAAAAAACCCAAATGTCACGCTGATCGCCAAGGCACGAGGAATCCAGTCTTTGACTTCTTTTTGCATCTCACGGGCAGACTTACGGTCGTCCACCGCAAGTGCTTCCAGATCAATGTCAAGTTTTTTCATTTGAACTTTGAAATCGGCATCAATTTTTTTGACAGACGCAAGCTGCTCAGGCGACGCAGAACGAAGGGCTGTTTGCAAATCATCCTCGGAGCCCTCCTCGTTGCCGAGCAAAGCCATAGACAATGCCTTCGTTGCCATCCCAGCCAATGGGCCGCCCAAGGCCGTGGCAATGCTTGGAGCGACCGACCCAAGCAGTGGGCCAAATGTTTTAAGCAGATCCATCGTCCTTACCTCCGTTTGATTTAGAACCTAACATGATTCCCGACAGCGTGCCTGTCAGGAACGTCGCAATTGGAGCAATCAACTTGAAAAACTCTTGGTCGTTTGGTGCTTGCCCGTCAATTGGCTGAACCACAAAAATCAGGCTGTATAGCACTGCGAAAACGGTTCCGGTTAAGGTCAGGCACAAGCTGATGCCAATGATAAACTGGAGCAGAGCGTGGAGTTCGTCTTCCTTGATCCTCATCGCGCTACGGCTCCGCAAGGGTTTTGTTTCAGGGTGTCGGCGGAACAGGTTCCGGATGCGGTGCAGATGGGAGGATTGCATTCAGCTGCGTCCCAGTTCTTGGGGTCTTGGCATGGATAGCGATAACGATCTTCGCATCCCGCCAGAACTAAAACTGCAATTGCCATCAGGTACTTCATTTGTGCGCCGTGAGGTAGACAAAGAGCGCAAGACCGAGAGCCATGACAATAACCCCGAGAAACATCCATGCTCCCAAAATCAGTTCAGCTTGGCGTTCCTCGGCTTCCTTCTGCGCAATAGCGGCCTGACGCACGGCCTCTTTATGCATTTCCGTCACTTCCTTCTGAATTGCAATCCACGCTTGTTGACCGTATGCCCCTACAAACAGGTTCTTGGTGTCCAACTGAAGCTGTTGCGCCTTGGCCCGCAAAGCGTACAGCTTGATTGCTTCAGCCTCGTATTCAGCTTGGCTTTGGAATAGCTTCTTTTTTCGCCCAGAGGTAAGTTGCGTGATCTGCGCAATTCTCGCAAACAAACTTCCCACGCGCTCCACCACGTCGATGGCTTCGTGGCCAGCGTCGGTCGCTGACTTGATTCCATTATAGAGGGCGGTTGCGCCAGCGAGGAGCGTAAAAGGATCCATTTTTACTCGTTTTTAGCTACGGTTATTGTAAATTCTCTTTCAATTGCCAGTCCTGGCCATAAATCACAACAAGGAACATTGCGCTCAATCAAAATTAATTTTGTTTGCTCCTTTTCTTGCGGTTGAGATTTTTCTTCAACAACATCAAGTTTATTAATTTCCATCGTTTTAAGTCCAAGTTACTGTAACAAGACCAGAAGTTCCTGCGGCACCATTATTTTGGCTGTTTGAACAAGGGGCAGATTTACTGCTGATTCCTCCCGTTCCCCCGCCACCGATGGTTACGGTTGCGGTTGCGCCAACAGTCAATCCAGTCGTGTATGTTGTCAGAGAGGATGATGCGCTCCCATTGCTGCCACTGGTGCAACTCCCAGGATTACACGCACCTGCCGCGCCTCCTGGGCCAGTGGTGGTTGTTGCGTTGATCCCGCCACCAACAACTTTGCTTAATGCGCCAACTCCACCAGACGCTCCTGGGCTACAACCTCCTCCTGGTTCACGAGCAGTCGAACCGCCTTGCCCACCTGTGCCGCTCGTCGCATCAATTGTCAGAGTGTTGTAAGTCGGAATGGTAAAAGTTCCATTCGCTGAGAAAGTTAAAGAGCCTCCAGTGCTTGTGCCAATGCTTTGTCTCAAAACAACAATGCTTTGCGTCCATTGTTGGTATTCATTTCCGTTGATCGTTGTGCTGAATGTGCCATCCGTCGTGACATAAGCCGCAAATGATTGAATGCGACCCGCAGATGTTGATTCAGAAACCGAAGTCATATTCGTTGCGCTGGCACTAACTGTGTTCGCAGGATTTGTTCTAAGAAATAATCCAACAATAACAATATCGCCAACTTTGCAATTTGCTATGTTATATGTGTATGGCCAAACTGCGCCAGCTTGCGCATTAGAATAAAAAATAGAAGGTTGTGCCGTTCCGCCGAGAATTCTGAATGTGTTAAAAGAACCTCCGCCAGCACTCGTGCTGAACGATACTGTTTTCGCAACAGGAGGCATGACATTTATCAACCCCATGCCAAGTGCTCTTCCTTCGCCGCTTGAATTATCAATTGTAACACTATTCAAATAACCAGCAGTCCCGCTGAAAAGAACGCCTCCTGTATTTGTTATGGTGTTGGAAGAAGTGGTCCCTGCCTGAGCAAAATAAGCAAAATTTTCTTGCCCGTCCCAAGTTGTACCAACAGTTGCAGCACTTGTTACGCCAATAAATTCATAAATGAATCGGCTGGTTCTTGTTCCAAACCCCCTCGCGGAAGCTGCAGCAAATGTTGCAATGGTTGGCATTAATTTCCCCTATCAACCAAAGCCGACAAGGCTTGCAAAAACACGGTATGAGGAGGCTCCTGTTCGAAAAACAGTAAACGTATATGCATTTTGCGAATTTGCAATTCCCGCAACTGGTGCTGTGCCGCCCTGCCAGTCCGTGGTCACACCAGTCGTTGTTCCATCAATTTGCACCTCTGTGCAATAATATGCTGTTGCTGTGCAATTGACAATGTAAACACAAGTTATCGTGTCGCCAACGTCGGGGATAATTTGAGATAATGGAACTAAAGTGCCATCCCCGCGAATGCTAATTGTAAAATTGCTTGTTGCTATTGTGGCGTTGTACCAAACGGTTTGGTCTAAAACGTCGTATTCAACAGCAGCAGCCGAGGCTGGAGAATTGTAAAGTCCTTTTTCAACAATGCTTCCAAGGGTCAAATCAGGAAATGCGGTCGCAGCAATTGTCAGACCGCCATTGTCTCCAATTTCAACCGGACCAGAAAGCGTCGTTGGGCCAGTGACGGTGAGCGGACCGCTGATCGTATCGAGTTGAGTCAACACACCTATGTCTGCGTATTCTACTTTTGTGCCGTCGTAATAAATAACACTCTGTTTTTCATTATCAATAACAGCCCCTGTTCCTGCTGCGCCGGAGGCAGGGCGAACAGTGAGCGCGTAATAATAAGTTGCTGTTGGAGTTCCGACATAAGTCGATGTTTGCGTCGAAGTTATCGCCGTTCCACCGTAAGTCGTCGAAAGCTGAAACGTTGTTGCTGTGCGGTTCACAGCATAATATTCAACGTTTTCTTGGAACCCACCAGGAAGTTTTCCTGTCGTTGTGAGGATAACAACCGTGCCGTTCACTGGGGCAGTGGTTACTGTGAAATTTACAGCCCCAGATGCCGGAAGCGACGATATTACATTTGCGGTTCTTGCATCAGCGGTCGAAATATCATTGATTACAATCCACGACCCGCCCATCGTGCCTGAGCCAGTTATGTTCGCAGGAAGAGTGATCACTGGGCTCGAGGTCAACGTGCCTGTCGAGGTGACAACAAGCTGTTGCGCGGAATACCAATAAACGCTTGAAACTGCGGCAGTCGCGCTGTTTAAAGCAACCGTTGACCCAACACCAATGGAAATCGGGAAAGAAGATCCCGCAAGTTGGTCCAATTCATTAAAGTTCGCATTGAGCGGAACGTTCCAGTTCAGGTCGTTCAGAGCCGGAACCTGAATGTTTTTGTTTGCGGTGTATGAAATGGCCATGTTATTTATCCACCTTGTTGTCGAGCTTATCGAAAATCTTGTTCAACATGTTTTCAATGCGGTTCAAATGAACAGAAAGCTCGTCTTTCCGAACGTAGTTTGTTGGCATGTCCACCTTTATGTCATTGATCGTGGACGAGAGCTTTTGGATATCATTCACCAACTGACGGTAAAAATACCCAATCACTCCGAACACCACAATCGCGGCAAGGTTTGCGATGAACTGAAGATCAACGGTCATCACGCGCTCCAAGGATTTGGCAGAGTAACGGGGTGATAGAACCGATAAGCCAACGTCTGCTCGGCGGCGTTCTGGCGTTCCTGAACGCCCTCTGGCCCAAGGACGCTCTTCACCCACCCGACCACCTGTTCTTCCGTGAGATCAGCGTAGGGAGTGTATGGAGCATCTGGGTCGAGTTTTAGGTTGGTCATTCCCGCAACCGCCGCCGAGTATGTCCCGTCAGTCGCCTCGCATGAATAATTGACCTTCACCACAACGTCCGTCTGACCCTCGGCTTGAGGGTAGGACTCCATTGAGTTGATCGTCCAGATGTATGAGATTGTCATGATTTTCCCAATCAGTATTCAATGATAATTGCACCGTTTTGACCTGCCCCACCTGCACGAGCAGTTGCCGTTGAACCCGCCGTAGAACCAGAACCGCCACCGCCGAATCCTGTCGCCGAATTTCCCGCAGAACCTGTTGCGCCAGCAAATGGCATTCTTCCGCCGTTGCCCCAACCTAAACCTGTTCCGCCGCCAGAATTGTCAAGGTAAGTCACACCAGCAACCGCAGTTGTTGTTCCGGCGTTTCCTCCATTTTGGCCTGAGAGAGAAAAAGTTGCAGCCCCAGTTCCGGTTGTTCCTGTTCCTCCTGCACCGCCAGCAGCAGTCGCTCCAATCGCTCCGCCGCTTCCGCCTGTTCCAATATATGTAAGTGAGTTATAAGTCGCAGTTGTTGCACCACCCGCCGTGCCTGCAGTGTTTGATGCTCCGGCCCCTGCTGCACCAAAGGAAGTCGTGACTGAATTTTGCCCTGAAACATAAGTTAAATAAGCAACAGCAAGCCCACCGCCGCCACCCCCCGCACCTGAAGTTGCGGCAGTCGCCGCATTGCCGCCGCCTCCGCCTCCGCCCCCAATAACAGTAATTTTAAATTTTGCGCCCGTTACCTGAAGTGCCGCAGGTAATGACCAAGAGGCTCCAGATGTCAAAACTTCCATATTTTGGAACCCAGCACCCGCAGTTGCTGTAAGGGTTGTCGCGCTCAATGTTGTTGCAGTTGTTGTCCCCGTCAACGTCGGGCTTGCGGAAAGGACAACCGATCCTGTGCCTGTCGCGGTGGTGAAGTCAGTATAACCCGCTTCCCAATCTGCGGCGGTTGTTAATGCGGTTCCTATGCACGTAACCATTACGGTCAACCCAGGGAGAACCGTAATAACAAGGTTCGCGCCGGATGAATTGACTGTCAGATTGCCAGTGCTGTTGTTGACGATGTGGAAAGACCAACCAGTTCCCAAAGTGCTTGTCACAGGCAACGTGATCGTCTGCGTGAGCGTTCCCGTGAAGAACTGGAAGTATGTGCTTGTGTTGGTCAAGACGGTCGTGCCAGCCGCAGTTGCGGTGCTTGTGAACGTCGTCAGGTTTGTCAAAGCGGCATTGGAGGTTGTTGCGCCTGTGCCGCCGTTGGCAACTGGAAGAGTACCACTAATTGCTGTTGCGAGATCAATTTTACCCCATGAAGGAGCAGTGTTTACGCCACCGGATATCAATGCATTGCCAGTTGCTACGTCTGCTAATCTGGAAAGAGCCGTTGTTGTGGATGCATAAAGCAAGTCACCAACAGCATAAGATGACTGACCTGTGCCGCCGTTTACCGCGACTAATGTGCCATCAACCGTCACAGCACCAGTTGTTGCTGTGTTAGGCGTAAGACCTGTTGTGCCAAATGTAATAGAAGTTACAGCGGCAGTAGAAGGAATTGCACCCCAAGATGGTGCGCCGCTTGTTGTTGCTACAAGAACTTGGCCTGTTGTACCAGCCGCAGTTACGCCCAATGCGCTTGTTGTATTACCATAAATAACGCCGTTGGCTGTAAATGTTGCCGCATCCGTCCCACCATTTGCAACAGGAAGAATTCCAGAAACATGAGTTGTTAAACCAATTTTACCCCACAATGGAGCGGTGCTTACGCCACCAGATATGAGCGCGTTGCCAGTTGCCACGTCCGCGAGTTTTGACAAGGCTGTTGAGCTAGAAGCATAAAGCAAATCGCCGATCGTGTAGCTCGATTGACCCGTGCCTCCATTGGCCGCCACAAGCGTTCCCGCAACCGTGACGATGCCTTCCGTTGCCGTGTTTGGCGTCAGGCCAGTCGAACCAAAACTGATGCTATTCACGCCAGCGGTGACGGGAATGTTTTCTTGCCATGCCGGAACTGTCCCAGGACTTGCGACAAGGACGTAATTTGAGCCAGTCGGAGGGGTGATCGACTCAATAGGGTTCGTCCCGTCGCCGTACAAAACGCCGTAATTGTCAAACGTGGTGTTGCCAGTGCCACCAATAGAAACCGGAAATGGCAAATTTCCGCCCTGTCCGTTTGCAAGGCTGACGATCTGGCCAGTCGTGATTGACTTTGAGGTGCCGGACTGAACCCCAAGAAGCTGCTCGGCTCCGTCGATCGAGACCGCTTGCGGGAGATTTGGGATGGTAATATTGGCCATGATTAAATCCCCGTCTGAGGTATTTGAGCGTAATTGTATGGGAGGCCAACGAGCGCAGTTTTCACGAGCGTTGTTGACTGAAGCAAGCTGTCCGCCGCGATGTCAACGTTTGCCTGATAGGAGAACTGCGTTGCCGAGCCCACCGTGACGCTGTAAAAACCATCTGCGTTGTTGTTGGATAGCCCATTGACAGCGACCTGATTGTTCGTAATCAAACCGTGAGCTGAAGAAAAAGTCATGGTCACGGTGCGCGTCCCTGTCGATATAACGGACAACGGAGACAAAATCACTCCGTACTCAACGGTTCCATTTAACGGCATAATTGCGTTTTGATCAAGCCCTATTGGTGGGCCGAGCACTTGAGTGTTCGGAAAAGTTCCGTCCTCGTTGACGATTTTCGTGGTCGTCGGGATCGGAATGCCCGTGAATGGGTCGTAAACCGTTGCCTCCGAGATCGCAATGAAGTCGGTTTCCGCCGTGGCGTAATCTTGCGTACGAGGGTTCTGGATTGGAACCGGATCCGCAGGAACAATGATCGCACGGAGTTGGTTCTGCGGAGTGTCATTGCAAGAGTTGCAAACAAGGATCCGTTTGTTGATCAGGCTCGCGCCAGCGAAGTCAAACTGCCATTGAAGCCGCGAATGATTGTACAAAAAACCGCAACGATCGCAAATTGCGAACGCTTGAGGGCTTCTCGACGATACTGCTGCGCGGCCATGAGGTCTCACCTAAAGTACCCTGCAATCATTGGAGAGATATACTGCTGTGCTTGTTCAACGTTTTGCTCTGCCGCAACCGCATATGCCTCGTCCGCCAATGGCTTCAGCAACATTGCCTTCTGCGGGTTCCAAATGATGGCGAGCCGTTGCGCGAGCGCGTAGGCATATGCCTCCATCCACAAATAGGGGATCTCGACCGTTTGACCGTCTGTCAACGCGCTGTCCTGAATTTGACGGACGCAATAATATTTCAGGTTTTGTGCGCTCGTGCCGTCCGGAACAGGCCAAATGGTAACCGAAGGGCCAGCCGATCCGGTTGAACGGTTTGCCGAGATCAACCGATCGAACCAATAAGTCGTCGGGAAACCTTGCTGTTCTTTGTTCGGGTAGGACGCATATTCACTGCGGCTGATAGGGAGGATGATGCGGTCGATCGGGTTGCCGTCACCGTTGTCGATCTGGACATAAGCATCCAAAACCATGACGGTGTTTTGATCAACAGCATAAACCGACTGTCCCTCGACCAACGGCTCCGTGATAAGATCAACGCACCAAAGGTTCACGCCACGGTTCGACCAGTTGCTCAGAACCATGTTGGAGGCCATACGGGCCGATTCCATGTGCTCTTGAACAATTGCCGTGTTCCGCACCTCGCAGAGGTTGAACGCATAAAGCGTCAACTCACCGAGCGACGGATTAAATGCGTATGTGCCGCTCGTTGCCATCAGAGTGCCCCATCGTTTTTAACAAGAACAATGTTGAAGTACGACGACATCCTATTGTTTGTGCCACCACCCTGACCAACGGCTTCTATGTCGGTTTTTTCCGGAATCTGAAGCGGGAAAAGAAATGGATAAGGAACATTTCCCGTGTTCAATGTAACAATGGCTTTATTGATACGAATATTGTTTGTCCCAGTTACCACCAATCTGCCAGACACGGGGTTAGATGTTCCCGTCTGCCCGACCGTAATAGATCCGGCATCCATGTACGCCGTGTAGCCAGCAGGGACTGTGTAATGACCCGTAACACGGGTGTTATAATTAAACTTGATAATGTCATACACAGTAGCAGGAACACCCGCCGTAACATTTCCTGTGCCAAAATAGATATCGCCCTCTGCCCCGTTGCTCGTTCCAGCAGAAGCAACATAAGCCTCATTTATGCGGAGGTATGAATTAACCGTCAGAACTGCCGTTTGACCATTCAAGATCACAGTTTCTGAAATTGAGTTATAATCAGCGTCCAGCCCCTCAACAAAAACAGTCCTTGCGCCATTTCCGGTAGCATTGTCATCGGCGTCGTCTGAACTGACCTTCATGGATAATGCTGTAGCCGGATGAGGCTGAATACCACCATAAGGCCAGATTGTTTCTTCATCCGTGTCAATGTCGGCATTGTAGCCAAACACAGTGATAGCTATATGACCAGTGATCTGCCCACGCGCAACCTGAAATTCAAACGGTTCATAACGACCATTTTGCGTAATTGACCAAGTTGTGACGCCGCTGACCATGTTAGCGCTCTCCGGCTTGTTGAATTTGCATTGTTGCTGTGCCGCCACTTGCGGAAACATTGAGCCGAACCCCACGGCATGGGATTGTCAATGACGCAGCCTTTTTGGTGGTTGCAGAGCCGAATGTTGCATCCGTGAACCAAGTTCCAGACGACGCCACATAGCCCTCGGCAGTGATGTCATCAAACGTAAATTCAACGGTATATGAAGCCGTAACCGAAAAAGAAACGCCAACGCCGATGTTGAACGGAACTTGATAATAATCAGCAGCATAAATCGGGCTAGTTCCCGTTCCAGTTAAAGTGTAACTGATGTTGCTCGTTGCCATAATTAACAGCCCCATTTCCTGAGAGATTTATTGATCCGACTATCAGGATCAGCGGCAGTGGCAGCACCTGTCATTTTACGTTTCATGCCAGTCATGCGCTCACAAAATGATTTATGGCGCGGATTGTCCGCATCTTTGGTCGGAGCTTTCAGGTTGTGACCTTCGGCGCGAGCTGCTGCTCTGCCGCGCTCATTCAAACCACCTTCAGGATTTTGATACTTTTTGAGCGTCATGCGAAACCCCAAGGTTGAAGGAGAAGGGGGAGCCGAAGCTCCCCCGACTTTTTAGTTCATTTGCATGCCAGAGCGGCCCTTTGGAGCCGTGCCGGAATGCGCAGACGAGAGCGGGTTCATGTTCGAACCTGTGCGTCCACCAGCCTTGCGAGGCTTGCGGTCAGCGCGGTGCATCGCCTTCATGCCTTCCGCCTTGCCGCCATGCTTCTTGGCCTTGGCTTCCTTCACAACGTTCGAAGAACCACCTTCATAAACGTCTGATGGAGCCTTGTCCATCGCGACAACCCCTCTCTTAGGGGAGTCCATATTACCCTTACGACCCTTCATGGTGTCGATCCTTATGCTTGCGTTGCGCCGAACAGGCCAGTGATTGACCCGACATTTTCAAGACCTGGGAACTGACGGAATACAAAACGGTTGGCAACAGCCGCCGTCGAGGTGTAAGTACCGCGAACGTCACCAGTTGCCGTTGTTGCGTAGGTCTTTACCGCTGCAACATAGTTTGTATTTGCCGTGATCAAAGCAGGATTGAGACTTGCCGAATAGTTGACGAGAACATCGCCAAACGTATCCGTGCGAAGAGCAAAACCAAACTTTGTGCCAGTTCCGACAGCATGCGTTCCAGTGGACGTCGCGCTCGGAGTGACCGAGGTGATGTACTTGAACGCCTTGTTGCCAGCGACAGCCGTCGAGTCAGCTGCAGTTGCGATGACTTCGGACATTGGATATCCGTAAACATCGTAGCCACTAACTGTCCAGTTGATTGCCGCGCTTGCAGACGATGGAGTGATAACCACGTTGCGAGCACTGAGAGCTTGCGGGTTCCACAACTGAATGGTGTCCGACTGGCCGAAGCCAAAGCGGGAATTTGCAACACCATCATTTGTCGAATTGCTAACCGTTGCAGTGATCGTAACAGGGGAACCACTCGTTCCTGCTGCCTGATTTGCTCCACTGACGTAGTATGTGCCAGTGAGCCCAGAACCTTGAGCACCGTTTGTCACGTTCAATGTTGGGCCTGGACCCAAAATTTGCGTGCCTGTGGTGATCCCTGTGCCGGAGATAATCATGCCAGTCGCGAGGATCGCTGACGAGGCAGTGGAAACAACCAAAATGTTACCAGCTGTTCCGCTAGTGCCATTCGAGATGTAACCGCTAACCTGTGTGCAAGCATCGAGAGCCAGAAGTCCAGTAACCGCCACGCCAGTGTCCGAGCGAGTGATCGCCTGAGCAACTGCCACGCCTGTTGTCGCCGAATTTGCCGAAACAAGAGTCGCTGGTGTATTGATTGTTGCGGCAGCAGCTGCGGAGATTGCCGCAGTCGCCGCTACAGTTGGGTTGTAATCATACGTGATGATTCCCGCTGTCCCCAAGAAACCGCAAGCTGCCGTTCCAGAGCCAGAGCCTGGAACGTAGCTGAAGTTTGGACGGGGATCCATGATGCCTGTCCCACCCCAAAAGAGGGATGGGCCAAGATCAGGATTGTAATCCGTCGTGTTGCCAATGGTGTTCTGACCAAAGGAAATTACGGGACCAGAGAATGCTGATAATGCCATGTTGCAGTCTCCTGTGGATTACGAGGTTGGGAATGAGCCGAAGATCGAACGCCAGTTGTAGTAACCGAAGGAATAACGCTCGTAGCCCTTGACCAACAGGTTGTCAGTAACGAAGTCAACCTGCATATCGGTTTCGAACTTGATACGTTCCATGTACGACAGACCGTCAATGTTGGTCAGCAAGAACCAAGCATAAGCGGAGGTGAGGAAGTCGTTAACCATGTAGCCTTCGCTGAGACCGCCAGCCGTTGTCATGATCGCGTTCACATCGTTGTCCGCAGTACCTGGACGCAGTTCGGTCTTCGTCAAACGAATTGCGACTGGCTCAAGCTGAGGAGGAACGATGAGCTTGCGACCACGTGCAAATACCTTCAAGCCAGCCTGATCTTTGAAGTTCGTCCGGATCGAGATCATCGCGTTCAGGAGCGTGGCTTCGTTGAGATCAACCTGAGTGGTTGGGGTGTTTGCGACTGTGCCGCCGTCAATCGGATGAGACGTGGAGCAAAGTGCCACACCGTCACCGCCAATTGCAGCGTTGTAGGTCGTTGCTGTGTTCAAGAGGTTCGCGCCATAGATTTCCTTGGTCTGATGGAAAGATTGCGTCAGACCGAGGTTGGATGGCTGGAACTGTGTCTTGTAGAGGTTGTCGTCGATCGCCTTGCGGGTGATCGCATAGCCAAGAGCGATTTCAGTGTGCTCTTGGTTGTAGATAAACCGTTCACCAGCACCATTATCGAATGCAGTCTGACCACCTTCGGTCTTCAGCTGCGCAAGGCCGAGGTAACGCATTTCAGCGGTACGCTCGAGAGCCATTTTCGAATCGTGCTTTGTGAAGATCTTGTCGTACTGGGACGGGATCATCTCGTACTTGCCTTCGACACCGCGAAGGCCAGGAAGGAGGAGATCCTTGATCTGTGAGAGATTAACAGCCATGATTGCTCACTCCTTAAGCGTTGATGCTAGCAGGGCCAGCACCGTTTGAGCGCCAGACTTCGTTATTGAAGCCAACGACAACGTTGCAGTACTGCGTTGTTGGATCGCCACCGTTACCGAAGCTGATTGCGTAATCAACGATGATGAAAGGTGAGGTGATTGTCGTGCTGACGCCATCAACATATGCGCCGGACTGTCCGGTTGCTGTGCTGCCAGTGCCACGAGCGAACGTAGCATACTGACCAATGATGCCAGAAGTCATCGTGGTCGCTGTGCCAGTCATTGGTGCACCTGCGAAGCTTGTTTGAACGACGAAGCGTGCGGCAGGATCAGCAATAACATATGCTTCAACGTCGCCAGTTGCGCCAGATCCAGGCCAGTATGGTGACCATACGGTACGACCGAGTGAGGTGTTGAGGTATTTGCAACCGACAAAGATGCCTGCGATTGGCTGTGTGCCGTTTGCCGCAGATACAACATAGCCCGTTGCTGCGCCCGTACCCGCGACTGGGGTGATTGGGTCGCCAGTGTAGATGGCCGTTGAGGCCGTGGAAGCAACACGACGAGTCGACACGGAAAATGTCGGTGCGCCGCCTGAACTCCCAAAGTATTCCTTAAAACCGTTATAGGCTGCAGTATTTGCCATGACGGGTTCTCCTCTCAGAGAGTTTCCATCATCGCACACCGAGGCGACTGTGAAACGGGACAAAATTGAATCTTCCACACCGAGGGAAGACTATTGGGTATTATGCCTGAAAAATTGCAAATGAAAAGGGGCAGATGTTTTTATTTTCTGCCCCTTCAATTATCAATCGTTCGGGATCGGCATTGGCTCGTAGCTCTTCTTGAGCTTCGGAGCCAATTTCGAGTCTTCGCGGCCCAGCAATCCATCCGAGGATGTAAGCTGGCCTTCTTTAATTTTCACCTGACGGCGAGCCATGAGCAAATCTTTCGCCCGAGCATCGAGCGTGATTTCTTCAGGCCGCTCCATCAAAAGCATACCTTTTCTTTCAATGGAACCTTCCGCTCCAACATGCATCATGTCCGGATGCCGTTCAACCGGAACAGGCGTCCAGCCCATCCGCCGAACATGGTTCATATGCGAAAGGTCTTCCATATTCATCGAAGATTTGCGTTTCCATTCATAAGACCAGCCGTCCGGAGCGGGTGGCGTCGCGAATTCATCCACCCCATCATCGAACGGGGACGAATTGCCACGGATTTCCGCCGCACGCTGCGCAGCCAAAGTTCTCGAATCATCTTCACGCAGCGATGGGCGAACTTCACGGCGATTTGCAGTTTCAACATTCTTCATTTCGGTCTCTCCAATCAATTCAATTTGCCTTCTTTGATCAAGGCAGCTTTGTTTCGGGCATATTCCTGATCTGTCATACCCATCATGCTTGCCATCTCACGTTCCTGAGAGTTTAGACGCACAACATTCGGCTTTGTGCCGGAATTGGTCGTCGGAGAACGCGAAACGGGAGCTGCTGGGGGTGCAGAGCGGCGAGCTGTTGGGGCGGAAGCACTTGACAAGGCAGAATCCTCTTGTTGAACGAAACGACGCGACTGAATTTTCAACGTATCTTCAATCGTATTGAAGTAATCGTCCGAATCAGCCTCGATCCCGTCCGCAACCGCGAGGTTGTGGGCCGCAATCATCTTCTGATAGAGGCGAGGGTTTGTTGCATACTCCGGATGAGACCTAACCCAGTCCGCAGAACGTCCCGAAAGCTGAGAAGCAAGAGCTTCGACGGGGTCGGAGGGAGCTTGAGGCTGGTTTTTCAGCTCCTTTACTCTGTTTTCGTAAGCAGTGCGGCCTTGTTCAAGCTGCATTTTCTGTGCAGAGGTCTCCGACATCTGCATTTGGATGTCAGCAGCCGCTTCATGGTCGCCGGATGAGAGCGCATCTGCGTAAGAACGCTTCAACACGAGCTGATTTGACTTCACCGTGTCAATTGCGTTGTCAATCAGTCGGAGATTTGTGTCATCGACCTCGCTTTTGGCAGCAGTTGCCTGTTCCGAGGCCTGTTTCATCCGCCTTTCAGCGTCCAAACGAGCCTGACGCTCTTCCTCGAGCTTGAATTTCAGCTCTCGAATGCCGTCCTCAGCCGAAATTTCCTCTCTTACAGGCTCTTCATCTTTTTCCACCTGAATTTCTTCAGCTGGGACTTCATTCTCGAGCGGTTCAAGCACCAACTCAATATCATTTTTATCGTTTTCTGACATTTTGGCTCCTTACCAAACTTGATCGACATCTAAAATGCGACCTTTGACATTGACATCATTCAAAATTTTGCAAGGAACGCTATTTATCGTGATTGTCCAGCCGTCCGATGCTCGAGAAACGAGCCAATCGCCTTCATTAATGGTTACTTCTTTGAACCATTGACCTTCTTCGTCTTGGAAAGCGGTCGGGCCTTTTTTAAGCACGAGGCCAACCTTGCTTTGATAAATATCTTCGTCGACCGTTTGATCAGTCAAAATAATTCCGCTTTTTGTTATCTTTGGTCGGAGATAAAGCGCAACAAGAACTTGGTTGTTGAACAATTCAAAATCAGAAATGTCTCCAACCTGCTCAACGAGCAGCTCTCGAGGATCTGTTTCGTGGTACATTTTCATTGCAGGCATGTCAGTTTTCCCCTCTGACTGTTTCGCCATCGGCAATTGCCTTGGCTTCGTTCACAAATTCAAGTGCAAGCGAAAGCCCTTGAACTTTTCCGACTTGACGCTGGTATTCATCGAATGAAGATGCCGAACCAGCGGCAAGATTGTCTCGGATGCGTTCGTATTCCGCTCCGATCATCTTTTTCAACTCATAACTGAGCTGATGCGTCGTAGTCAATATCATTTCAGACCCCTCTGATTTTCCCCTCTGTTAATTATTGGGCCGGACACCACAGAGGGGTGAAAGCGTCCGGCCCTTTTCACGGAATTGCTTCCGAGAACTTATTTTGGTCCAGTCAGACCGTAAGCCTTGATCTTTTCCAACCGACCCAAACCTCCGCCAGCTGCGTGATCAATGACGTGGGTCGCACGACCACCGTATCTCCGTGGCATCATTCCTGGAGGTGGCATCATTCCTGGAGGAGGACCGCCAGCTCCTGGAGGCATCATTCCTGGAGGTGGCATTGGAGGACCACCTTGAGGCATTGGAGGTGTTCTCGGGGACATTGGAGCAGGAACTGGTGCGTTCGGCATCATGCCGCCGCCAGCAGGGCTCCCGTGCGCACCAATGATGATATTGATGTGCGTCTTGCCCTTGCCCTTGCCAACTTTGCCGCCCTTTGCGTGAGCTTTGCGACCGCCAACAACTCCAGGAACCTTGGTTGTTGAGTTGCCAGAGAACACGCCGCCGCCGCTGTATTTCATTGTGCGACCGCCGCACTGTTTGCATGAGCAATCGGCAGCATGTTCCGCTTTGCCGCCCTTCTTCAAGCCCTTCATGGACTCCTGCTTGTCGTGCTTCGTGTCAGCCTTCGACGCTTCCCACTGCTTCATGGTCATGCCGCGCTTGGCAGCGAGCTTTTTATCTTGGGCTTCATCCTTCGCGGAGCCTTCGAACTTAGCTTTTCCGCCGTTCTTGCGAGGGAGAGTCTCGATGAATTCTCCAAGGCGGTCGGGTTCCTGAGCCTCTGCGCGAGAGGTCTGCGAGCTACGGGTTTTTGGATTCATTGAAGATTTTGGTTCAATGCCAAGATTTTCCTTCAAACGCTCTGCCGCTGTCAATGGCGGAAGCCCTTTTTGCTCAATGGTTTTGCCGCCTTCTTGACGGCTTTTTACCTTGCCGCCTTTCTTCATCGCCCCTGCAGCACGACCCATCATTTGGTTTTGCTGATTGATTGGGTTCTCGCCGATTGGACCACCGCCGAACTTCTTGGCTTTGCCGCCATGCTTCAATCCGCCAACGTGCGCCTTGCCGCCTTCGCGAACCTCATTCGCCATCTTCTGATCACGGTTGATCAGGTTGTCAGGCGTGAGGTAGCGTTCTGCACGACCGCCCGACTTGCGGGGCATCCGATCAGCGCGATCTGCCGCCTTCATGCCATCTGCTTTGCCGACGACTTTGCCGCCTTTTTTGTATGAGCGCTTGCTCAATGGGCGCATGCCAGTTTGAACATCCGTGTTCAACGGCTCGGAAGGAGACCAAGTTGACGAGTCAACCTTTTTTTGTGGGTCGGTGGAGGAGAGGCGTTTTGCCTTTGCCTTCATCGCAGAACGTACAGTTTTGGCAGAATATTCCATGGTCGTCTCCGGAGGTTGCAATTACGGGCGTCCCCGCATGCCGCGAGAGGGGTAATCAGAGCCTCGCGGCAGAGACCTGATTTTGCTGAGGGCGACCTCGACAATCGGACTATTATGTTCTTTTTTTGTCTTTTTGGCAATGGGGCTTTTCACCTCGCCACCAGATTTGTATTCCTCAACTTCTTGATAAGTTCCGTCCGGCATTAACACCCGTCTCCGAGGTTTGCGAGGCTGAACAATCGGGTCACGACGATTGTCGCTGGTCATTGGAGCAGGAGGGCTGCCTGAGTTGCCCAGAAAATCCAACCAACCGCCACCAACAGGATTCCCGAACTCATCATTCTTCGTTTCGAAGCGCGAATTGTCAGGCTGATTGAATTGGTTGCCGAGGTATCTTCCGCCAATCGACCCAATCGGCCCGAGCGCAAGTCCGCCCAAAACAGACCCAATGTTGCCACCCATGTTGCCAAAGAAGCTATCGTCTCCGCGCTGAGGAGGCATTGGTGCGCCGCCGCCGCCAATGTTGAAACGATCATTGCTGTTGTCGGGGCGATTGTCGGGGCGATTGTCGCCGCTTGGCCCAGCCGTTTGGGTACCGGAACCAGCGTTGTAATTCCGGTCGGCATCGCGGGAGGTTGCCGCAGGACGATTTGCGTCTGCCGCGCCACCTGGATTGTCGCCAGTGCGAACGTCGCCGCCGTAGTCGTAGCCAATGCGTCCGCCGCGCTTGTATAGCGTTTGGTTTTTTAGGATGCTCGCTTTTGCGGTCGGGGAAGCCTCGATCATGGGCTGTTCGTCTTTTTTCTGGAAAGGAATGTTGTTCCCTTCCAAATAATCCACGATGGCGTTTCCGGTCACTCGCACAGCTTCCGGCGATTCATGAACGTCTGGCCGTTGTTGGTGATGCCAATTTTGCACATCTTGTCTCAGCTGCATCCTTGCAGGAGCATCGTTGCCATATCCATAAATATTATCATTGAAATAATAATCAAGTCCGGTTTGTTGTCGGTCTCTTATAGGATCTTTTGAAACCGAAAAACCTTTGTTCGTTGGTGTCGTTTCGCTCAAACCTTTTGTTTTCCAAAGGTCGATCGGCTCGTTTGTTTTTGGATCGAGCACAGGTTCGCCGTCTTTGTCCTCGAGATTCCTCGGAACAAATTTCGGGCCATAGTGCAATGTTTCCGGATCATGCGACTTCATCGCATCGTAAAGTTTTGGGATAAATGTCGTGTCGTACCAATTTCCGACCGCTTTGCCTTCTTTGCTCGGCCAGCGATCAGCTTGAGTCGGGCCATGGTTGACCGTCACCCCATCGTAGTCTCCCGCAGCGACCTCATGGAGAATTTGCTTTATCATCAAATTTGTCGTCGCGTTGGAGCTTGCGACATGAGGATATTCCGGAATAACATTTTTGAGTTTTTCAGATGTTTTTTCCAGTTCCTGTCGAATTTTGTCTTTTCGATCCGACAATATGTCAATTTTCATGGCCAATTTTGGATATTCAGTTCCAGGATAATCGGAAAACATCGCTTGCGAAGCAGCTTCTTGGCCTTGAGTGTCTCGAATTTTTGCATAAAACTCGTTGTGCAATTCCTCTTGTTTTTCGAGAGCTTCTTGAACTTCCTTATATGCATCAGCATAAGCTTGATTTAACGAAGCATATTCGTCTTGCAATTTTTGATGCGTTTCATCATTTAAAAATTTACCTCGCCCCTGTTGCGAAGCATCGGACTGCGCTTCCACGACCTCAAGTATTTTTTTGCCGTCCGGAGTTTTGCGGTCGCCAAGCCGGAGGTGAAACAGCGGGTTCTTTTCAGGGAAATGAGTTTCATATTTGAATCGCTCTTTTTCTTCTGGGCGATACTGCGGAATGATCTCCCGATAGTTTTCGAGCGGCGCAACACCTTCTTTTTCTTCTGAGAGTTGATACTTTGTCCATTTGGGGCTGATCGTTCCAGCAATTGAACGGAGCTCGTTTTTATAATTTTCTGCCCAATAGTTTGCAGCCCAATCCGTCCTCTCTTTTTCAAGTTGAGCGTCAGAATATCCTTTATCTTGAAAAAACGTGTCATTGTAATCTTGCCCACGTTTAAAATTGTAAATAATTTCGTCAATATCATCTTTATCATACCCAAATTTCGAAAAATAATGCTCGATGGCTTTTGGGTCTTTCGACATCTCTTCGGCCATGACAGCAGCATGCGCGCGATCGTAATAATGGCTCGCCTCCCAATTATTATGATAATAACTAGGATCTTTCATGTATTTCTCTCTCAAATTGTTGGAGCGAACACTTTTCTTGTAACCTCCAAGGGACTCGTCTTCGAATGCGCTTGCGATATCTTCCTTGGAAAACTTTTTGTCGCTCGGATCTTCTTCGGGTTCGCCGTCAAGAGGAAATGGTTTTATGTTGCTGAGGCGTTTCAGTCCCCACTCAAGCTCTTCCTTTTTCACTCCAGGTTGGTTTTTTAAAAATTTAGTCCACTCTTCCAGCTTCATCTCATCTTGTTTCGAAGATCGAGCGGCCTCGGCGGCTTTTGAATACAACCCGAGGGCATTGTAGTTCCGGTCGAGTTTCTCGGTTGCAGTTTCTTCGGGCGGCTGATTGCGGCCCATGCCGACCGAACGTTCCGGCTCGGCTTTTTGAGCAACGATCTTGCCCTGCTCGGCGATTTGCTTCGTGTAAAAATCGTAGTTGGGGGAGCCTTTTGTGTATAGGTTGCGTTGTTCGATCAGGTCTTTTATGTAGGCCTGAGCCTCCGCACGACGAGCCGCGAGACCTCCGCCGCTCTCTTTGTGAATGAGGCCACCTTCCGAAAAATATTTCGGCCCATCATCATGAGTTTCTTTTATTTCTTTTACCCAACGATCTGGGATTTCTTCATATGATGTCCCAACATATGCGCCTTTTGGGTTGGGGTGTTTATTCATAAAATCAATAAACGGATCGTCGTGAGTCGATCCTTCGTCGTTTCCTCCGTAGCCCATGTCCGGAGAAATATTTTCATATTCGCTGGCAGGAACTCTAAATTTTGTTGTCGTTTTATCTTTCGACGTAACAAAATTCGATGGCGCATCAATCGAAGCAAAAACTCCATAACCTCCCTGAAGTTTATTTTCTCTTATGGATCGGCCTTCATGTCCAGGAGTTTCGTGGTGCAAAATGATGCCGTCAGGGTAATGCTTTTTCAAATAATTTATGAAAAGCTGTTGCTCCTTTGAAATACGACCGCCGCTCTCTTTGTGAATGAGGCCACCTTCCGCACGAACCTGACGGGGAACGTTTGGCATGAACACAGATGGAGGGAGCTGTTGTCCACCAGCACGCTTTTTTGCCATCTTTGCGCGGCGCAATTCAAGCTCGCCGCCTTCGGACTTTTTGATGGCAGGTTTATCGTCAATAAAATCTCCGTTTCCGGAATAGTTATTTTCAGCATCGCTGACGAGATTTTTGTATTCCTCATCGGAGATTTTTTCGCCCATCAAATATTCGAATTTTGATTTAATATGCGCATGGGTGCGTTCATAAATTTCATTTTCCAATTCTGGATCCATATATGCAACAGTGTCCCCTGCTCCATGAATCAAATCGATCGCTCGGCGGGGATTAGATTGAATCAATTCTTCTGTTGCTTCATCAGGATTTAGATGTTCCATTCCTGGAATTTTACCAGGATCAACATCAGAATATTCCGGATAAAGATCTTCCTCGTAATCTAGCAATCCTTTTACAATCGGGTGGTGGATGTTGACAGGTTCAGTTAACAAAAGGCGGATAAGGAATTTGGTTGCTCCTTCGCCCATTGGCTCTTTTGCCACGGCTTTTGCAATCTCGGTTGGTTTTAGCAATTTGTTTATGTTGCCAGCCTGATTCGCTGCAGCAACTGCATTGCGAGAGGTCTCCAAAAACTTCCTCCGTGTTACCGGAGCCTCCATCAATGTTTGAGTTGCCTTGGCGATTAAATCAGGGTTTTCTGCCGAGGCTGGACCTTTGGACGGCGAACGATTGACGAGGGAAGTGTTCTCTTCCGGCGTTGCGGGAGCTGGCGCAGGAGAAACCACGGTCGATGGGAGGTTTGCCTCCCGAGGCGTGAAAAGGCTCGCGAATGCTGCGCGTTTCGTTGGGTCTTTCAACTCGCCGCCTTCGCTTTTCCCAGCGCGAATGAGCTTCACCGACTTCGCGAGCTGCATAACATCGTTTTTCATCGTGGGTTATTCCCTGTGATGGCGGGGATGACACTGCCGAGGAGCCGAATGACCTCGTCCTCGCTTTCAGGATGCACAGCAAGGTTCTGCGCAAGATCGATCATCTGGATGCGCTCCTTCGCCAGCATTTCCTGTTCTTTGACTTCACTGTCGCGAATGTCTTTTTGCATGTTCGACTGGAGAGCAGCAGCTTTCAGCTTGGTTTCCATCATCTTGGCATCGGCGAGTTGCTTCTTGATCTGAACTTCAGCGGCGTCCTTTTCGGTTGGCCCTTGCTGTTCGCCGCCAGCCAAACCTTCTTGCTGTGCCTTGGCCATGTCGATTTGCAGACGCCCCTGATCCAACGCAATCCGAGCCTGAGCTGCGCCCTGCTTCGTGTCGGCATCCTGCTTCTTTATCTGCATCTCGGCCATTTCCTTCTGCATCTCAGGAGGAGGGGAGCCTTGTGCCTCTTGCGGGATCATGAATTGCTCAGGGTTCGACCAACCCACCGCCTTCAATGCCGCCGTGTCAATCGCGATCGGGTCGTAGAGCGTTGGGTTCGAGGCCTGAATTTGTTTCAGTGCCATGATCTTCATCAACCGTTGCGTTTGGCTCGCGGTGTTTGGGTCAGCTTGAGGAACGAGGTCGACCTGATTCACGCCACGCAGGAAGGTTTCTTGATCCCATGCACGAGCTGGTTTGCGGTTCTGTTGCCAGAAGCTCTCAGGGTTCTCCTTGAAACAACGCACAAGCATCGCGAACTCCTCGGCCTGAGAGGCATGCATCCGCTTGTGAACAGCATTGAGAACCTTGGTGGCTTGATCGATCATGGCGATTGTGGTGCCGACAGGAGCGTCCGACCGACCTTCGCCCACGGCTGCTTCGGCTGTGCCGCCGAGGCGCATGCCTGTTTGAGCCATGTTCTCGATGAGAGCCATCAATGTTTGAGACGGTTCTTTGTATGGCAGAGGCATGATGGCTTGGTTTATTGGCATGCCGCCTGTTTTCACCAACGCTCCGCCTCCAGGAGGCACACGGAAAATGTTCGTGTTCTGTCTTGCGCCAGTGTCGGCATACAAAAATCCAGGGAAGTTAGCATACATTCCCGCATCCAACAGCTCTCTTTGCGCGGCAGTGATGGCGTTGGTCGTGTTGCCGAGCACATGCAAAAGCCCGAGGTCGTAGAACCCCATCCCAGGAATGAACGTGTATTTCACGAAGTTCTGGCGCGACTCAGGAAGCTCCGCTGTGTCCTCGTCGTAGTTCCGAACAATCGACAACACCTGACGGCTGCTCTCGTCAATCGTGACACGGTAAGGGATCTCGAGCCCTGTCTCTTTGCCCTTGAGGGTGTGTTCGAAACCAACAATGTCCAGCTCGCAATAGCATTCGTAAATTTCGCGGTCACGATCGTCGGGGTTCATCTGGCTTGCGGCGATGCCCTGCTGCGCTTTCATCTCGAGCTGCGCAGAGTCGAGGGTGACTTGCTTCGGGGTGCTCAAGGAGATGTCTTTGTAAGCTCCCAGGATCTGCATCCGCTTCACTGTCGATGGCCGCATGTAGATGCGGTGCGTCGCACGTCTCGCGTTGGACAAGTCCGTCGCAGCGTTGTTGACAATGAGGTCGTCCGCATCGACCGACTCACTCACAGGCCGATTCCGCAACGGGCAGAAGTAAACCTTTTTGAATGAGGTGCCGCCGAACCCAAGCATGAACAGCATACGGTCGGTGTCGGGGTAGTATTCCCGAGCAGTGCTGGTCAAATAATGGTTCAGGTCTTTTTCGAGGTCGTTGGCCAACGTGTCGGAGTCCAACGTTGCATTGTTGTTGTCCTCGCGAACCTTCACTGGTCCGTCCGTGGGCAACAGCTCGGAGCGTGCGTTGGCTTGGAACCGCAACACTGCCTCGAGCAACAGGGGATGACGCACCTTGCTCATGCCTTCGACCGGAGCCCCGTCCGCCGCACCTGAGATCCCAGGGAGCTCAATCCTCAGCCCGAGGAGCTTGATGCCCTGAGCACGATCCTCGATCCACTCCTTGCGGGAGTCGAGGTCGTCATTGATGCCCTTCAACAACTCCTCGGAGATGCGGGAAAGCTCGCCTTCGCTGATTTGATCAACGAGGTTGTCGAACCAACCCTCTGGTCCTTCATCCTCGGACTTGCCGAGCGGCGCACCGTCCAGCGTCAACGTGATCGAGCCATCGTCATGCTCGATGGTCAAAAGGTTGCCCTTTTCATCCATGGTCGGTTTGTCGCCGCCTTCTTCCGCCAACTCGATCACGATGTCGTCCTGCGGAGCACCCATTGGGGGCTCTTCAGCAGGGAGACGGAGGTTGGGGCTTAATCCTGGGAGCAATGCCATTGTTCAGTTCCTTCAAACAGCATAAA